TCTTTCTTTTTGGGTCGCCATCTTTCTGAGGGTTTTAGTGGGTCATTTTTGTTAAACCTTGAACTTAAAACTATCAAAAAAATTATTCCATTATCTTTAGCCATTTGTTTAGCTTCTTCTATTTGATGTTCATTAAATGAAAAGGGTATCCATTGCCAAACAATTTTTTTACCTAACTTAACCCCAAGCTTCATAGCATCAAAAGACTCTTGCCACTTTTGGTTAACTCTATATAGGTTGCTAGTATTTTCCAATCCATCAACTCCAAATATCCATGAGCTAGGATATTTCATTCCAATATCATCATAAGCATTATATACTTTATTCCACCATTCCATTTTTTTACCGCTTCCATTTGTACGACATGTCCAAAATATTTTTTCTTTATCAAGAAATTTAACAATATCTATAAATCTATGATGATATATTGGGTCACCCATATTACCACACATATTAATATTTTTAGCGTCTAAAGTTTTTACTATATTAACAAAAATATCATAATCTAAATCTCCAATTAGGTAATTACCTTTATTTCTTGTCCTTGCACATTTAGGACATTCTAATATACATCTTCTACTCAACTCCAGATGGATTGATTTTTGTGGTTCAATATCACCCATGTTATTATGCGAAGGCCAAAATTTCATTTATTTCTTTCTTAAAAAACTTCGTTATTTTGGTTGGAGTTTCCAGTTTCACCAACAGGTTTGCCAGTTTTATGGTGAAACCTATTCACAAGTGGATTACTGCAACTCATTACACAAGATGGCAGTATGGGGTCTTGATGTTGAGAGAGATGATCAATCCACTCACCTATATTATTCATTACTTCTGGTAGAGAAGTTACTGATAAATCATAATCGTCATCTTCGTCAAATACTTTTGAATCTGAGTGTTCATTAAGCCAACAACAAGGTCTTACTTTATTAGTTGCAGTAACGTATAATTTTCCAAACCCTTTACACTTCGGATATATCATCTGGTTCTCTCACAGAAAAACAGCATGTGCCCTCCTTAAAATGTGGTTTATCATAATAATCACTTCTTTTCTTAAATCCAACCGCCCTGTATGCATACTCACTCTCCTTGCGAGGACATGTCCATGCATATAAACCGTTAGAAGCCTTTATGGTATGTTTCAACAATAGAATTGCAATCTTTCTACCTCTATATTTAGGGTGAACCCATAAGCCTCTAGACCTATATGTTTGTTCACTAGTTTGATGACCACTATTAACACCCACTAATTTGTTATCAATATAAACACCAAAATAAGTTGCATTATAATTATATATGTCTTTATCAATTCCTATCATATAAGGTGCTAATTGATGTTGTTCTACAATACATTCATCCATCGACCAGTTCCATGTGCTGTGTGTGGGTAAAGGATTACGAGCAGGCCACATTATTTTCCATGCTTTACAACATTCTTCAAAAGTTATTTCTTTACATTCATATTTAAAATTTAAATCTTTACCTATTAATTTTGCTTTCCAATCATACTCTACTATCATTTTTTCTTCATTATAAAAGTAAGGATTATACACATTCATTTTAAGTACATCTTTTCTAGGAACTTCATAAGTTGTTTGCTTGCGATACTCTGGTTTATTAACATAATCAGGCCCTGGTCGTGCTTGAAAGTTTATTGCTATCATGCTCACTAGATGCATAAAATTAATTGGAGTTAAATTTAATTGTCGTTTTTTTCCATAATCTTGATTCTCATAATTAAATTTACTTCTCAATTCATATCGTAATAAATCATTTAAATAAATCACAGCTGTAGTTTTTGGGTTTATATCTGGGGGTAAATAACCAAAGACCATAATCTGAATATTGGGATCATTTTCAAAACTCTCCCAGACATTTTTTCTTAGTTCTGGGTCTTTTGGATAAGACCCATCACATGTTACTACTAATAACTTCATACTATATGGATAAAAATTTTCCAAAAACCAATCAGCTAGTTCTTCATTGGGTAAGACTACATGGAATAAGTATTTATTCATTGATCAAATTCCTCGCTGGTATATTCATGCCAGTTGATTTAAATCTCCAAGAGATATCGCTCCATGTAGAAAACATCTTGCTTCCTATTAGAAACAGCCTGGGTTTCCCCTGTCCACCAACTTGTGGGCCCATATAAGGTGGCTTGGTTGTATTCATAAGATAGTTATATACATCGTAATCAGTAAATAGGTTAAACCATTCATTTCGCATATCTTGAGATTCAGCATACATTCTAGCAGAACAGAACTCCTTATGCCAAAATTTATAATATTTATTTGGTTTATCACTAGTTGCTATAATATTGTCGAAATAATTTAAAATATATTGATAACCTTCATTTTTTTGCCACATTTCAGAAGTTACAGAATGTACATACTCTGGCACCGTATTTTTATTAAATGTGTATGCCAAATACATGTAATAACTAATAAGATGTTCATTATTAATTTTACCTCTCATGTTTTCTACATAGTGACTAATAATATGAGCTTTAGCTTGCACCTCACTAACTTCACCAGAAAGTGCAAATCCTCCGTGTGGATGCATTGCATGGCTCTTTACAGGAAAAATCTTTTCTTTCCAAAATGTAGTAAATATAAAATCATCATCTGTCACTTCTCCAGTATATTCTACTACATAATCTTCTATTTCCCAACCACATTCTTTTCTATATAAATCACAAGCTTCATCATCCCAAGTGAGTTCTACATTTGGACTTGTTATATGAATTAGTTTTGGATCATGACCAAGATGTTTTAAAAACATAGCTATCCAAGCACTATCTTTACCACCACTAAAACATATCTTACAATTAGAAAGATCAACTCTAGATGCAGCCTTTACAAATAAATCATATGCTACTTCATAATTAAATTCTTCCGTAGGATTATTAATCAAATTCATATATTTTGTGACAACTCCATTTTTAACATAGGTTTCTGGTTCAACTCTAGATATATCATTATGTAGTGTTCCAGGCCCAACTGTATGTCTCTTCAAAATTTTAAGCTGCTGTTCAATCATTGTATTGGTATTAATACCTTTTTGGGGTATACCGTAATAGTCTGGACAAATTACCTCATCCGTATAAAATAGATTTGTTGTTCCTAGATGATCTACACATGCCCACCATTGTTTTCCTCGAATAAATACTAACGCAAATTGTCCTCTAATACTTGAAGGAAATTTATTCTCATGCAATAAGCTGTGGATGATTTCTTTATTGGACAAGTTTGTGTAACCGTAAATATAAAAACTCCAGTTAGGATTAATAATTTTTTTAAATTGTCTGTTATGGTTATTGTTTACGAACTGCATTTTTGCCAACATTTCGTAGGACAACTATGAGGGTCTTCAATAAGAGCAGTAGCAAAGTCTTGCCAAGCTTTTGAATATACAATATCTTCCACACAATCTACATTTTCTACTTTTAATTCTTCAGTAAACATAGCTTGAAATACTTCAGATTCCCAACCAGTATTATTCCTACCTTTATTAATTTTGCTTCTAGGGTCTATCCAACAACAGGGCATCATCCACCCTAAAGAGCTATATGCTGCAGCTTTAGCACCCCCACCATTCATGCATTTTGGTTGTATTTTTTCATCTGCCATTGTCAATATACCCACTTTCTAATAAATTCATAACTTCATATACGTCATTACATTTCATGATTGCTTCTGGAGGTTTTAAGTGTTTTATTGTCTTCCCCCAACGATCTGAATGAACGGTAATGAAATTAATTTTGTGTTCTTTAGCCATCTCATATCCTTTTGGAACATCTCTATAATTATATATAAAGTATATCCATTGCCAATCTACTAAATATCCCTCACCACTAGCCCACTTCATTACTTCCCAGAGTTTAGGCCCATTCTGGTTCTTTCTATAATTGTGACTATCTTCTGGTAATCCATCTAATCCAAATTCCCAAATAGCTTCTGGATAAGCTTGAAATGCTTTTTTATACCAATCAAAAGATCGGTGAGAAGCAGCGTTATGTATTTCAACTTCGTTTCCCTTCCTTTTGCAAATTTCAAGAAACTGAATAAATTTTGGATGGGCAGTAGGATCAGATACTTGACCACAAAAATTAATTCTTGTAAAAAAATCTGTTATCTTTTCAAATGATTCTATACTCATATCTATACCATCAATTGGCTTTCCTCTATCAACATATCGTTTTCTCATGCACGATAAACATGCTAAAGGACATCTATAAGTAATATCAATATTAATATTATTTCGTTCCGTAAATACTTTATTATCTAGTATAGTCATTATAGTTCGCCCATTCATGTGGAAGATTTTGACCGTGTGTAAAATGTACTAATTTAATATCTGGATGAAACTCACCACCCAGATATATATAATCATTGCCAGTTACACTCATATACTTTTGGGTCATTTGAACTTCCCACATTTTCATTCTCTTTCCATAATTAATATCTTCATTAACAACCCAACGAGTAAACCACGCAGCTGGAAGAACAACCAACTCCAATCTTTCATTTACAGAATCCTCTACAAAATACTGTTCACCATTGACAGGGCCCTTAGTTGTTTTGTTTTCTATATAATGTCTTTGCCATTTATAAATATTTGACATAAATTTATTGTATATGTATTTGGTGTCTTTTGGATAGTATTTAAAGAACCCCCCATTAATAGAATATCCTTCCTTATCCGTATCTCTCCACCAGCCGGGCATGGCTACAAATTGACCACGCTTTACAGGATAATCAAATATCTTTTGATAATCATTTACTAAAAGAAGATCAATATCCATTACACATATAGGTTCGTCAATATCAAGCTGCATACCCCACATCTTATTCCATTGTAGAACTACCTCTGGATGATATGCCTCCCTTACCCAGATAAATTCATGTTCTGGTAATTTTGATTCTAAGTATGTTTCATATTCTGGCCCATACTTATCACCTATTCTAACTGCAACTATTTTCATTTAAAAATTGTTCTTTTCCAAACATCCGTTCCTTGTATATGACTATCAGTATCGACCATAATATCCCACCTGTTATTTATATAATGTAAATCCCACTTAAAATGAGTAGTAGAAAAAGAAAATATATTAGATAAATGTAATAATATATTTTTTCCATGTGGTAATTTATTTTTATCATCTTTCATCATATCAAATTTTATATATTCAATTTCACAATTTTCTACTGCCCATCTTGCATTTTCCAATTGTTCTTCAATTGATGTTTGTTTACCAATAGGTAAAGATAAAGCATTTTTAAATAAAATCGTAGGAAATAGTGGTTTAAGCTTATTTTGTAAATATATTAGATCATCTTCTGTTCTAGGGCCCCACAATAAAATATGTTTTTTAATATCTATAAATTCCTGTACATCGTCATAGAATATTATCTTTTTTGCTTTAAATTGTTTGGCCCATCCCTCAGTATTAAATCCAGCAGTTGGTGCGATAATTGTATCAACATCTGAAAATTTCTTCTTAGGTTTTATATTTTGGTTATATCCATATTCATTATTTAATGTAAAATATATTCTTAATTTTCCCTCTGGATACATATCTGCCAAACTCTTTTGGCTTTTAATATTATCACCATCTCTTTTACATATATGATATACTCCACTTATTTTATAATCATCATCTTTCTTTTGACATTTCCAAATATCTGTTTTGTTAGATTTATGAAATTCATCTACCTTAACAAATGTCATTCTGTTATTTTCTAAACACCAATATTCTGATTTAAGAAATCTTTCAAATACTACCATAAAAGATGAGCTCAGCTCTTGGTTATCAAAAATACTTCCAAGTTCTAAAAGTATAACATTTTTGTAATTAGTTTTTGATAACCATAAGGATACATCTTCTTTGTAACAAAAATCAACTGGATATCCTCCTCTGCTACCTCGAGCACAAACAGAACGAAACCAAGTCATTTGAATAGCTTTTTCATTTTCCTCTGTCCAAGGTAAATCTTTGTAACAATATATTAATATACAAAAGGATTGCTTTCTTGGCCTATAATTATTTTTAATATACTCACCATATTCTATAAAATTATCCATTTAATAGCTCCCACTTTTTATCTGCTCGTGTACCCCTCATATAAAAACTTTTTGATTTACTCAGAAGATCATATAAAGCTTGATGAGAAGCATTTAGTTGTGTCAAAGTATATTGTGCGTGTGCCATACTAAACCCAAATATATTACTATGATTAAATAATACTTTTTTTCCTTTGACTTTTTCTAGGATTGTGTTATAGTTAGGACTAATAATATTTATCACTTCATATGATATTTTACAATTATTAATCATATATTGTTGAGCAAGTCTACCATCACCATATTCTTCTTCTAATGTTTCAGAGCTCATAGTGGAGACGCTTGTGATTGCTTGTACTTTGTTTTGATATTTCATATACTGGTTTATTTCTTCTTCTGTCATGTTCATATCAACAATTGCTTTTTTAATTTGTATATTATCTAAACAATAATCATAAAATATTACTTCCCCCTTATGCTGATACATCTGACATATTTTTTCTGTTATGTAACCAGCTGTTGGTGAGAATATTATATCGAAGCTTTCCTCTTTAGGGGGTAATCGTTTTAAAGTTTCAGTATTATTAACATAAAACATTTTACTGTTTCTACTGTTTAGACGTTGAAAATATCCATATGATTTGTTATCACTTTGTACCTGTGGAAATTCTCCATATTCACTTTCAGCTATATTATTCCACTCAGAATTAAAATCTCTATCATAAGTGTAAGCCTTCATCCTTCTGTCATCCTTATCAAAGTTTTCTATCCGTGGTAGGCCCACAAATTCAATCCAATAAGGTGTATAATCATCATGATAATTTATATTGCTTTTATCTCCAACAGCAAATCTTTGTTCTTGAAATATATTTGGACAACCAATTTTTTTCCATTGAACAATATCTATCTCTATATGTTGCTTGTGTAAAAATGCTTGTTCAAATGGACGAGCAATAATATGTCCTTTACACCAAGCAGTAGATTTTTTGAATTTTGTTATAGGAGTTTTAGGAGTACCATCTTCATTACTATGTGTCATATCAAAGACCATTCCAGCTCTAACAATCATAGCACGTTTGGCCATACTATTAACTAAAGTCTGGAATACTTCTTTTGGTTCACAAAATATAACTTGATTACCAGTACCACTTCCTGTAGGCCCACCAGATACATTATACCAAGTAGTTTGACAGGATTTTTCTATACCGAAATCCCAGCCTCTAGGTTTTACTATAATGTATAATGATCTATGACTTTTAACCTTTGAATTATAGGAACTTATGACTTTAACAAATTCTTCAAAACTATCCATAAATATCTCTTGCCTCTTTATTATTTCCACAGATTTTCTTACAAATAGGAGGAGCGTCTTCTGGTCTTTCCTGTAACATTGTATAAAAATCAATCCACTCTTTAGATTGCGTAATAGATTTTATATCTTTATTGTTATTTATGTTGAATTTTTCTTGGTAAAAAATATCATAAGCATAGCCTCTCGACCTATCATGAGAATCCATATGACAACATGGTGTAATATATCCTTGTGCTGAATGTCCTAGGCATTGGCCATCATGTATACATCTAGGTCTAAGCACAATATTCCTCATCTGGTTTAAGGTGTTTGGAATGATCATCCCAACGAGAAGAAAGAGATAATCTAAATTCCATTCCTTTCGCAAGAGCTCTTGCTTCTTCTATATTATTTTGATTGTAATTAAATACCAAATATTGCCACACAACATTTATTCCCATCTCAACACCTAGCTGCATCATTTCAAATAGATGTGTGCCGTTTTGATTTACACGATGTTTGTGGCTATCTGCTGGTAACCCATCCAATCCAAATATCCATGTTGCATTTGGATTAGTATCAAAAGCCTCTATATAAAAATCTTTTTTTTTGTGAGATGTAGCTGTGTGGATATCTAATTTTCTATAACGAGATAAAAAAATTAATTCTATTATTTCTGGATGGCATAATGGGTCTGATTGCTGGCCACTCAATTCTATATAAGAAAAAGTTTTTAATATCTTTAGATAATTTGCTATAGATATATCTGTGTTTTTAGGATTGTTTTTAATATATTTATTTTTTTGCCTAATGCAACTTGGACATTGCAAAGGACAACGGTGTGTAATATCTAAATTAATAGGTTTATCGTAAAATCCACCTTCAATATCAAGAGTTGGAATGTACATCTATTTCCCTTAGAACATCCTTACCAAATTGTTTTACAATAGATCGTTCCATCAACTCATTTCGAGCTTTATTATCTCCACCATGAATAATAAAATGAAAACGATTTTCATCTGATTGATTGTGAGCTTCATGGTCTACTCCATTATCAAACCAAAACCCTGTACAGTTTTCAAAAGGAAGTTCTTCTTTTGTATCTGCTCTTCGTAGATAACAATTTTTTGGTTGATAGAACGCAAGGTTAATTGCAGCTGCTAGATTACGCTTTCTACCCTCAGCTACTCGCTTTGCATTAGAGTCATTATGCCTGTCTATTCTACCGTCTGGTTTCAACAACATAAATCTACATCGCCTATACTGTTTATGTGGAAAATCTTCTAGCCATCTCTTAGTCTCTGGAGCAATTTCAGCTATCTCAGTCCAACCCCATGTAACACTCTCTTCAGTAAGACCATGACCACTAGGGTTCTTTGTGTGATACCAACCCATTTCATTATCTTCACCTTTTTTAACAAAACTATGAAGAGCAGCTGAACACCATTCACCGGCACCACCATTTCCATAACGATGTTCTACAAAGAAACCTTCGTCATAAACTTTTTGTGCTTCAGCAATACAAACTTCTGGTATTTCTAAATCCATCTTGAGATACCAAATATCTTGATCCCTACACCAATCTATAATTGCTTGTTTCTTATTATTAGGCATTAATTATCTCCCTATAACCATAAATCTTCTCATACCATTAGGAAGAACTTTTTCTCCCATAAATTTTATGTCGGTTATGTTAGCTTGATCTGCCAATTCCTGTGGAGAACCAACACAATTAATATGATCGTCATACTGATCGTCATCTGTTGAGTGTAACACATATAAACAATCTTTCAGCTGTGGATTTAATTCTCTAAATTTTCTCATTGGAAACATATGTTCACATGAAGTATTTATAACAACATCCCATTGAGGTTCAGTAGTTTTTACTTTCTCAAAAGTTTCAACTCCACTCAAACCAATTGTCATAACATTTCTTCTAATAGACCTATACTTTTTTTCTTCTTTATATCTTCGATTAAATTTAAAACTAATAAAGTGTGCATCATGATCAATTTCAAAATTTGTGACAGTAGACACTCCAACCTCTTCAAATAAAAGTGAGCATGTAAAATGAGCAAACCACCCCCCAAGCAAAGCAACATGTTTAGTTCCACCTATTTTTTTAAGTTCTTCAGCTATCCACATCTTACCAATTAATTGAGATTCTGTAAATGAATTTCCCACACGATCAGCAGCCCAAGGACGTTCTTTCATTATTTCTCTCCAAGAACGCATCCAATCTTTTAATGTACTTGGTGTAAATTTTAGATGATCTACCATAGGTGATCCAGTTCAGCAATATCATACATATGTTCATCTCCGCCATTAGCACTATTATTAAATAGACATATTTTGTGATCTTTTCTTAATTTCCAAGCGTCCATATCATCTGGAAAAACATTACCTTTATACCAAGAATAAATATCTCCCTTTGGATAACCTCTGAGATATCCCTCATCTTCTTTCCAAGGATTATACCATGCATGATTAAAATAATTATCTATAGTAGGATATGTAAAAAATATTACTTCAGCATTTTTTTCAATATCATTATATACTCTAAGTAATTCACCCCTGTTCCATTTTATTACAGAAGAATTTAATGGAGTAGATTTAATCTTCCCAAAGTTTTTTCTACAATTTTCTATATCATTCCACCACCCGCGAACTATGTAAGGTTTACCATATGGAAGATCATTAAAATATTTTAAGTCTTGATGTATAAGAATATCCAGATCAAGATATAAAAAATTATCACCACCTATTTGTGGAAAATGCATTTCATTAAACATATAGCATTTACGGTAAGCCCAGAAAGCATTTCTCTCTGGAATATAATGTTTATCCCAAATATTAGGTAGGGGTATATCATAGTCTGTTTGGGGGTTGTCTGTTAAACAATAGAATTTAAAAGGAACAGAACAGTTGTTCTTCACTTGTTTTAATAATTTGTCAACATAGGTGTGATCATACTTATCGCCCCACCTCACACATAATATATTTAGCATATTTTAATCTTTATCCTCATAAATATAACCTTTTTCTTCATATTGCCGATGTTTTTTAAATCGAGAAAAGAAAAAGCGTAGTCTGTACATAAATATTTTCATACTCATTTTATAAATTCTTAGTTCTTTGGTAGCAATGAATAGTAAATTGATAACACTTCTAATGGAGTAGTTGCTTTACGGATATCAGCTTTAACTTTCTTATCATCTGAATTTTTTACAGCATCCTTTTCAAAAAGTGCTAATTTTATTTTAAACAATTCTTCTTTAGATTCTTGATGACTCTCATCAAAATTAAAAATTAAATCATCCAAACTACTTGTAACGATTTCAGCTGGCATCGTTGGATTTTGACTCCAACCTTGTTCAGCTGCATATCTTTGAAATGATTCTACAAATCGTGTTCGATTACCTTCGTTAATTTCTATAGTTCGGTTATCAATTCTTTCTATAGAAATTTCTTTAGTTAATTCTTGATATTGCCAATCATCTGGATCAACCGTTACCCAATGTGAAACTGGACGAGTTTTTACGTCAAATGCACCTAAGCGTTCGACATCTATGCCTGTCATATCTTCGCCTGGAACAACCTGAGCATAAACAACTTCTATTGTATCTAACTCTGGATTTGTGTAGAAAGCATCTACGATCCTATTTGTAAATATTGCAGCCATGTTTACTCCTGTCCTTCTATTTATGATTTTGTAATTCGTAAGTTTGATGTCGTAATAGTTTGTGCTGTACCATTAGGAAATTCTTGCGATCTATATTGGTTACTTCCAGAACCAACATTTCGTGTTTGATAGTTACCAGAACCATCTAGTTTTGTATTAACTACAGCAGAACCACGAGTGCTTCCAGTTCCACTTGTTGCCATACTATATCCAATCTTATAACCAGCAGAGGCATCTGAAGCTAAATGTCGAACACCATTGGCTAATAATGCTTCTATTTCACCCTCCGTAAACTCTTTTAAATTACTATCGCCATCGATATACAACATATCTTTAGAAGGACTATTATCAACTGGATTTCTACGATGTAAATAATATGATGTAATTGTAGTTGGTTGATCAAGTGTCTCTGGGATACCACTAGCTGCATATGCACCAACATTTGCTCTTGTATCTAAGAATATAGCTGTGCCACCAGAACCATCAGATACTTCAGTATAATTAGTAGCAGTTGCTGATGTACTAATTGAATATGTTCCCGCTGTACTTGCACTCTCTGTTCCAGCAACTAATAAATCGATTGCAGGCTTTCCAAATGTATCTAAGAAATCAGTTTGTGACATAGACCTAATTCCACCACTTCCATCATAGTATACTGGAAATTTAATACTGTTTGTATCTGCCTGTACCGTTATACTTGTATGTGCTAAATTAATTTTATCATATGCAACAGTTACGGTTGCTGGTTCAGCAGTAGAACTCTCTATCACAAAGTCGGCAGCTGCCACAGTTCCACTTTCGTTACCATCACTATTTGAAGCTGCACCTGCTTGTGTACGAGTATCAGATAATGCTGCAATCCCTGCTCCATTACTAGAAACAACCGTTAACACAGATGTAGGAGCAGAACCATATTGAAAAATGGTTTGAGTTACATACTCAGTAATTTCATCAGCAGTAAATTCTCTGATCGATCCAGAATCGTAATATAAAGGTACTCTTGATGTCATAAATTAAATCCCTTGGCTATCAAATCCAACAAGGCCTTTTAGTAAAACCCCCCTAGATGAAAAGATATTTAGAGTTTGTTGGATAACACCACTATGAAGAAATACAGCATCTTCTAGAAGAATAACGTCTGAGTTTGTTGATAATTGATCACCACTTTCAACTGCATTATCTTCAAGTAAAAGAACTCCACTTGGGCCATTACCATCTTCTATTATAATTTCATCGTCACTATCTGCGGCAGTATTTAAAGTTAATTTTGAATCATTATGTCCATCTACTATGATAGAACTTATTCCATCTTCTTTTCTTACAGGGAATTTTTCAGTAGAAGTGAATGTTGTTGCTCCTTTAACTGATAAAGTAGAATCTAAAGCTGCAGTTCCTTGAATAACAAAATCATTAACAGCTCCTGTTAACAATGTATCTTCTGTAGCTTCTTCAAAAAGAATTGCTCCACCATAAAGTTCATTAAGTAAGAATGAACTTTCTTCACCATTTGATAAATCAACTCTAGAGCGTGACTGCAATTCAATATCTAATTCTGGAAGATAATTATATTGAAAAACATCTCCAGTAGAATCTTCGTATACGATTGAATCATTTTCATTCGCAGCTGTATTTTGTACTATCCCATCACCAGCATTTGCTGAGTTTCCGTCTGTTCCATTTAAAAGGACAGCATCATTCAATGCACCAGTAATTGCACCACCAACATCTAAGTCACCAAGAACAGTAAGGTTGTCACCAATAAACATATCATCTGCCACACCAATAGAATGAACTTTTAACGCTCCAGTTGTTGATGATGTTGAGTCTGTCGTTGAAGATACTGTAATAACACCAACAGATGAAATTGCAATAGCATTATTTTTTGAAGAAGAACCAATCAATCCATCATCAGCTACAAGAACATTTTGTCCTTGTAATGCTATAGTACCAGATAAATCTGGAATGGTAATAGTTCTATCAGCAGTAGGATCAGTTGCAACAACTGAGGTTTCAAATGCATCAGCAGTTGCACCTTCAAAAGTTAAGGTGTTACCGTTAATAGCAAATGTAGCAACAGCAAATGTACCTGTAACGGTTAACGATCCAAATGAACCACTTGTTGCTGATATAGCAGTATAGTTTAGTGTACCAGATTCAAGGCCTTGAACATCAGATTGAAGATTATTAAACTGAACCCTAAATTGTTCAAGTGTATTATTAGTACCGATTTGATTTGCTGATATTGCCATTATTCTTTACTCACTAATATTTCTAACAAAGCTTTGATTTCGTGCATCTCCGACTTTAAACTATTTATCTCTCTTGAAGCAGCCCTTATTTCATCTCTTTGTTCTTGTGCATCTGTTGCTCTTTTAACAGCTCTTTCATATGCAGTTTTGTTAGTATTGATAATGCCATGAGAACGAGCATCCCTTACAAGACTTGAGTTGCCTTCTACTGGGATTTGTCCTTTCTTAGACATAATCATGTCGACAACGCAATCGCCCTAAAGTCTTTTAGTCTAGGGGGTTCTGCAGCGTTTGTACCTTGAATTACAATTTTAATTGCAAATTGTATAAAGGAGTCTAATGGAGTTCCAATACCATCATCTGTTACACCAGCAGTATATTTGTATTCTTGAAAATCTGATTTATCAGCTGAGCTATCGACTGAGGTATCTGGACTTCCATCCGTATTCATAAATGTATAACTTAAATCATCAAAATCAGAAGCATCATCTGTTCTCAAAGTCTTAAACAACACCTTAATCTCAGCTGATGAGTGTTTGTGACCAGAAAATATAACTTTAATAGCAGTTGCTGGATTTTCTAATACAACTTTTTTAGTTACATATATACATGCATTGTGATCTCCATCTGGAGCAGTCATAGGTATATACTTACTTGTTGGAAAAACATCTGAAGATGAGTCTATATTATTAATCTGATTTGCAACAGTAAATAATGACATTCTCTCCGTATCAATCACAGGAGACAATACATCCGTCAAACTACTTATAGTGACATCTAAAAATACAGACTTATTAGAAGACATTTCATTTGTTTCATTAACTTGAGAAGCTACAATTTTACAAGAATCAAAATCAAAGTTTTCATTAAGTTCTAAAGATTCAGCAGTAGAACTTGTTTGTGTAACAAATGGTGTTTCATTACCAGATGGACTTGTTCCAGTAGTTGATCTAATCTTTGTTGTTAGATTAGTTTTTTCCATCTCCATATAACTAACCATAGGTTTAACTAATTCATATCTATAGTTCTCTGAAGCTTTTACTGCTGTACCACCAACTTCAGCAGTATCACTATCTCCAGAAATTGAAGCGGATGTTGTAGAAGTTATTGTATATGAGTTCATTTCAATATTCGCAATAGCAGTATGTGTCTTATTTAATTCTGTTAGAGGAACACTTTGGATCATATAAAGTTCTATAATTGTACTTGCTGTGTGAGCAGAAGCTGTTGTACCATCCTGAGCTCTTGTAATACTAGTAACACTTGTACCAGAAATAGTTCCAGATAAAATCTCATTAGCAATTTTTAGATGAACTGTTCCACTTGTTGGAAACCCAGTATTAGAGGTTAGGGCTAAAGTATTATCTGTAGCTGAAATTGTAGTTACTAGTGTAGTTGATATACCAGAACTAATATTAGAAAGAGTTACATTATTACTAGTAGAATACATACCATGATCTGCATGAGCTATTTGAACAACAGCTGAACTGTTTGTTAAAGTAATAGGATTTCTTCCTAACCTTAATTCATCAAGAGCTTTGTTTTGTAAAGTAACTACACCCTGTGAATTAATATCAAACTTAGCTCGATATGCTGTAAATTTTAAATCTTCAGTTACACTAGGGCTCCAAGCTCTGTTGTTTTGAGATTTAAATAATACACCTAAACTTGGTTGTTTAGATACTAATCGATTAGAACCAGATACGTCTATTTCACCCAATCTAGAAATCCAAGCGTTATATTCCAAACTAGCTGTTCTTGCAACAAAACAATATTCTACACCAGGCTGTAAATATACAGGTGATGGGAATGTAAACTTAGTAGCAGCAGCTCCAGTAACATTATCTACATTAATTTCGTTTGAAGGTAAAACTTTTCTACCAAAAGGAAGAATCTTAGGGCCAGGAAAACCATTCACAACATTTCTTAATTCAACCCATGCTGGTAAATTTGCATCTTTTGAAGAAAAGAACAATTCTACAGATGTACAAAATCCACCATTTTTACCAAGTCCACCTTGGGCAACTACAAAAGTTTGCGCCAACGGATCATCATCATCACCATCATCATCCGTATCATCACCGGCACCATCACTAGAAGTTCCATCGCCTGAATCATTATCATCATTGTCATCAGATTGAGTTCTTATAATTGCTTGTGATGTTGTACTAGAAATAGTTGTTGTATCTTGTTTAGCATTAGTCCTAACAACTTCAGCATTTCTTGTTGCAATAATACTTTCTTGCTCAGTATTTAAAATACCCATTGCATAATACATGGCCACAGCAAACGTGCTAACACCTGTCTTAGTGTTATCATCTGATGAGGTAAGTCTAAATTCAAGTTCGCCAGTTCTAAATTTTGGAACACCTTCTTGACCTACAAATTTATAATCTGGAATCTCGAATGTTCCTTTGACCGTACCTGCTCCATCAGTCAATAAAGCACCACCAGCTGCGACAACATCAGTATCCGTAAATCCTGCTTCTAATGGTGTAGTAAAATTAGTAACAGCAACATTATCAAAGAATGGATATACGCGTGTCTTAGGTTTCATACACTCTGCAACAAAACTAATTTTTCTAGACCTTACAAAAGGAATAAGTGCTCTAGATATAATTCGACTTCCTTGAGATTCTTCATCAATCTTTTCAACCACATCTGTCCTTAGACCTGTTCTTGTTAAATCAGTTCTAGTAGTTTGAACACTTCTAACAACCGTACCATTTCCAGTATTGGTATTTGTTATAGTTGTACCTATCACACCACTCCATTGAGTTTCCCATGCGTTCCAAACAGTTCCAATAGAATTTTTATTTTCTGCTAATACAGTATCAAAGTTTCCATCAACATTAATAATAAGTGGTGGAGCAACTTCAGTCTCAAACCACTCATCACTAGAAGGAGTTAGTGTAACATTACCAACGTAAGAAGCTTGATAATGAGGCCACAGATTTTCAGTTCTAGTTGCATATTGTTGTTTTGCAAATTCTACTTCAGTATATGGTAAAGTAATAAGGTCACCAGTTTTTTGATAACCTACTGCACTCCTAGCTGTATCTGACGATACACTTTCCATCAATCCAGCATTTCTCATGATAGCTTTTGGACGTGCTTCATTTAGTTGCATATCCATTGCAATATTATAATCTTTATGTTGAACATCACCAACTTTATGTCCACCAAAGTTATCTACAATAAAACCAGACTTAAATCTATTAAGTCCATTTGAATCTGTAATTTCAAAACTTTCAGCATCTCTTTCTAAGAGGCTTAATGCAGTATAGTATTCAACATTTTCTACTCGCTTTTGTAATCTACCAATATCTTCCATTGTAAATCGTTGAGTGTTATACCTATTAATACCTACATCTTGTGGAGAAAATGTAAATGGTGGAATAATAAAATCTGCCAATTTCATAGCATTAGTATGTTCTTTTGGTAACTTAGGTTCTTCACTAGATACACCTTCAACCAAGTTAAAATTTCCAAGTTCATTCATGTATAACGAAGCTCTTTTACCAAGAAAAAATTCAAAGTCTGCTTGAAGTAAACTATCTGGTTTAGGAGAATCTATTGGTGAAGAGCCTGTTCCATCAAACTGTCTATGAAAGAAGTCAAATGATTTTGCAGTAATTTCATCATCGGTAGCCAGAGTTGTAGAAGTACCAGCTATATTTTCAACTGTAGGTCTGAAATCAAAAACATCTTGAAGAGGAAAAACTCCACTTGGTTCTGGTTCATCTGGGTCAACTCTTGTTGCTGTATAAGATGGAATATTTGCATATCCCATTTGTCCAGCTACATCAGTATAAGAATCTACTGAGAAAAATTGCCCTGCACTATGAGCAAAGAAATCAAAAACAATTCTTAGTTTTCCTAATGGTTTAGCTACTCCAGGCTTTCTAATAATTCTTGCAATGTCGTAATAGTTATCACGCTGTCCAGTATCCAACACATAGTTTGAAGTTATAACTTTTGAACCAGCGGTAACTGATGCAACTGTTGCTGTTGCTCCAGAAGATTGTCCTGTGATAATATCACCGACTATAAAATCTTTGGCACCAAATCCATCTGTTAATACATATGACATTGGTGATGATGTATCTATAATACGAGCTCGTGCAATACTTGATGATCCAGTAATTTTTTCACCTCTTGTAAATGATCCATCAATTAAGGTCAAACTTATTTCTGGGGTTATTGCATTTACAGATGTTGACTCTGAATCATATACTGCAACCACTTTAAATACATCGGCACGGCCTAAAGAAATCTCTGCATCACCTGGGCGTGTTCCGTATGCGTCTGTCACACCTGTGGATACTAGGACACTTTTCATCAAGTTAGTAGTTTTAATTCTTTGGTTAACACTAGTCTTTAAAATTGTTGCCGTTAATTTTACCTTGGCAGCTGAGGCCAACAAACTATTATCTGTGATAGTAATAGAAGGAGTACCAGTTCCAGAAATCTTACCAGAGATACTAACGATATCACCTTGGTTAGCTGATCCACCACTACCAGCAGTTAAAACTGAAAGAGTGTAATCTTTTTCAGCAAATCCTAAAAAAGTTTCGTTTGATCCAGCAGCAAAAGATATTGCTCCAGAAGAGTTTGTCACACCAATAAATTGTCTACGAATAGTTAATTGTGAATCTGTTGCACCAGCATTAGAAGCAGTTAATAGAGTTTTAATACCCTTCTTAGGTAATTTAAATATTGATACATTCTTATCTGAGTCAAATAATTTTGATTCTTTTCTACCTTCTAATGCAAGAGTAGTTGAGTTATCTGCTTCAAGAACAATGTTATCATTTTCATCTGTAGAATTAGCATCTGTTCCGTTCATAGTAAGCTGACTTACATCTCCTTTTACGACTTCAAGAACTAAATCTGCTGTAAAATTTTGACCAGCATCAGCATCTTCCATAACTAGTGATCTAGCATCAGCAAACTTATGAGTAGTAAAATCAGTTATTGTAAGGTCAGCATTACCTACATTTTCAACTATTTGTCCTGTCTCTTGCGAATCTGAAGCTGTAATTTTTTCACCAAGAGTAAATGCACCAATAACATTTGTTAAATATAATAGGTCAGCAGTAGTATGGGCTGAAAATACAAATCCAGTTGCACCAGATGTTACACCTGTAACTTTAACACCGCCATTACTATGATTACCAGTTAACAATGGAGATGGTGTACCACTCAATGTAACTTTTGTAAAGGGTCTAACATCCCAAAGAAACACATCATATACTGCGTCTGTATTTCCTGCTGTACCTGAGCGATATTGTATTGATCTTGGTCTTGCAGCACCAACAGGATTACCATTAGCTGTTCCGCGAGTAGAAATACTTTCATCGAATAGAGTTATAGTTTTGTATGCAGTTGATTCACCAGATACAAACGTGATATCTGGAGTACCAAACATGTTAGTAACTTTTGCAAAGTTACCAATTTGAAAATTAGTTATACCAGCATTAACAGTTTGAAAGTCTCTTGATTTTTTTATATCTCTAAAGGTAGCTGAAATCTTTTCAAGTTCAAATCCCTTAATGTATGCTTTACCTGAGCTAATATTAAGAGTTAGTAAATCACTACTTGGAACAACTCCATCATTTGTTAGCTTTTTACCTTGAAATGCACCTGCGAAATCTTTTCCTTTTATAACTGTATCCAAACATTCTGATAGAGTAAATTGAAATGGTCTAACTGTATAGTTACCAGACTCATCAAAGGTTCTTCGAGCCATTGATTCACCTACAATTGAATAATCGGTAAATCTAGCTTCCATTACTTGGACACCGTTAACTACTTCGGATAATTGAATAAATGAAGAGTCATTTGTAGAACCTAAAGGTAACTGTACAAGACTTAAAGTGATTTTAAGTCTGTGAGCACCTTTGGCTGCGAAGTTACTTGATCCTGTAGCATTATCTAATAGGGTTGTTTCTGTTTCTGGAGTTTCTACTGTTTCTGAAATATTAAAACCAATACGAGCATTAGCACGAGTGTTATTAAAGTCAATAATAATTCTTTGTTTTGCACAACGTACAAAATTACCACGAACATAGTATACGCCTTCTTCCACATTTGCAGCGAATCCAGTTGAAACATGGCCTGTTCCAGTTTGGACTTGTCCAGATGCAACTGAAGCTGCGTATGAAGTTGTGTGTGTAATACTAGTATTAGATGTAATATTTTCGCCTGCTAAAAATCGAACATCTGAACCGTTAGTACCAGAATCTTGATATTGAACATGAAGAATAGGATTTTCTGTTGTAGACGCTGGAGTAACACCAATAACTTTAGCAGAAACACCAGAGGTCGAACCTGTAATTAGAGTAGGTGTAGATACATTTAAATATTGGTCTATATTAATAGTTTCACTTGAAAAAGTATTTTCTAATCGTACAAATTCTATCCCAGATATAAGGGAAAATTGGCCAGGGATAACCATAGCACCTTCTTTGAACATATGATTACCATGTTGTTCAATTTGATCTTGAAGTATAGATTGTAGTGTAGTTAACTCTCTGGCTTGAACTGCAAAGCCAGGACGAAATAAAACTCTATTATAATTAGCGTTATTATCAAAATCGTCAAAGTAAGGTGCTACATTTAAGTCTGTAATTTGTGCCATGTTATTCCTTAAAATTCAATTATAATTTTTATATCTTCTGTCTGATCAGAAGCTCGTTGAATTGGTTTACGATTTTCTATGTAAACTATATTACCACTATCTGGTTGAAGTTCAGCATTTGCATATCCTGTTGTCAATGATACAGTATTACTATTTTGAAGCGTTATTGTTTCAGTTGTATTAGATGGTGTACCAGTTGCACCAGATGTGCCACCAGTAATTGTTGCTGTTGTTGAAAATGCAGCGAAGGCACCAGTTGTAGCATTTGTTCCATAACTTCCAAATTTTTCTTGTTGATAATAAATAAGACTTCTTACAGAATCAAATTCAACTACTTTACCAACAGCACCAGTTGTTGCTTGAGTAATAGTTTCATCAACATCAAAAGTTCCAGACGAGCTTGAAAGTTTTACAATGTAAGTCATTCTAGCTGTGTCTGATGATGCTACTGTTGTAGTTCCATAATTTGTTGGGTCTACTACAATACCAACTTCTCTAAAATCGTTACTAGTTGTAACATCGTCATTCTCTGCTTGAGTAAGAGTAGTATTTGTCATTACATAATGACCACCAAGTTCTGTAACTGCATCAAATCCGTGACCATTTTTAGGTGAGATAATAACACTTACTACACCACCAGAACCAGAGCCAATTGAAGATGTTGAGGTAAGAGCAGCATCAGAAAATGTAAATCCAGCTCCTATATTTACTTTTCCAAAAGTGTAATTTATGCCAGCAGTATTTATAGAAGTATCCGTACTAGAAGTAAGACCAAAAGATTGAATCGCTCCACCTGTAACTTTAATACTTATAATTGCTCCAGATGCTGTACCAGCAGACGTTCCATCTCCATAGACAGCAGCATAGTAAATCCCATCGGTATAACCAGAACCAGCAGTAATTGATAGACTAGCAATTTCGCCATCAGTTGCTGAACCAGATACCGTAGTATCTGTAACTACAGGTATATAATCTGTAGTTAAAAATTTAGTAGCTTGAGAAGCTGTGATTTTATACATATATTTGAGTACATAACCTCCAAGTTCAAAAGGTGATGTAGATTCAGAAGTTGGTTCTGATCCAGAATATGCAACTCCACTATTATTATCTATAACTTTATATACACGAAAACTAGTGGTAAGAAAATAAAAGGTGCTATCAAATAAATTAGTCGCTCCACTTGTTGCTGGACTGCCTGAACTAATATCATCTTTATACATATCGAATACAGTCGAGTTGGCCCAATTTCTACGAGGCAATGCAAATATTACATCTCCTGTACCAATCTTTTTAGCTGCCAGCATTGAATCCCAACGATAAAACTCTCCACTAATATCATCTGCGGGAATTGGTGGTGTAGTATCACTACCCCCAGTAGTACCTGTGGTGAAGGCTGTTGCCTTTCCTATGAACAGATAATACACCGAAGCTGCTGCTTCAGAGAATGACTCAAAGAATTGAGTCGCATTATGCTGTCTGAATTTTTCTGTAATAATTGCTGACATTGTTTTGCACCTTTATAGTATTTATACTCTTATTTATGCTGCATTTAAAAGTATATCATTTAATGTTCCATTTTCTAAGTCAATCATAGAACCGTTTGTTTCATTAGCTAAGAATCCACCGCTATCATCTTCCAAAGCTATATCTCCAGCATCCGTTATATGTATAATAGCAGGTCTTACAACAGGGATGTTCGCAGTATTATCTCTATTTAGGTCGAAATGCAACTGAGGTTGTGTTCCTTCATCGGCAAAGATAGATGAAGTCTCCATAAGTACATGATTTAGTCGATCTGATCCTTCATCGGCAGTATCTTGTTCTTGTACTACTCTATCACCGTCATCACTTCCAGCTGCATCAGTTTGATCTAAGACTATATCACCGCTTGTAGTATCTGTACCATCTTCTATTATTATAACATCAGTTTGTAGAGAACTTAAATCTTCTTCTAAAAGAAGATTGCTCTCTAAACCTTGTTCTAATTGTGTAAGATCAATTCTAGAATTTGTAGAATGATCTTCAACAACAAGAACCCCATCTTCTTCTAAAGTGAAATGATTATTTGCAATAGTTTCTTGTGCAAGAAAGCTGCCTGCATCGAGCACAGTTGTAACGCCAGCTGTAATAGTTTTACTGGAAGCATCTAAAAGAATAGAACCATCGCTTTCCAATAACACCCCTTGATTATCATCTTCTGATATTCCTTGACCTATGTTACCAAGACCTTCTTGCAGTATTTTTGCTTTAGGGGAAATATCGTTAAATGATATATTAGCAAAATTTAGTAAAGTGAACGTATCATCATTATCATCAATATCTAATATTAATCTTTCACCTATATTTATTACTTGAGCTGGTATAAATTGAAAAATACTTTCTTCTGTAATAATGAAGGAATCTGGAACATCAATTTCTGCTTCTAAAATAACACTACTTCCATCTTCAAGATCGATAAACCCAGCAGCAGGTAAAGGTGGTTCTCCATTCATTATAATATTTCCAAACTCAACTCTCTGAGTTTCATTTTCACCAATAATAATTCCGCCAGTTTCCATAAGTAAAGAGTTTCTTTCAGACCCATCTCTTACTGTAAAATCTTCACATATAATTGTTACAGTATTTTCAAGTTGTATTCCTGCGTATGGATTTTCTGTTCCAAAAGGAGTATGAAATAAATAATTAAATAAGCTTGGTTGTACTCTAGGTCTAGCTCTTAAAGATACCTTACTAACAATCTCTCTTTGTAAACTTACTTCATGATCCTTACCACTGGCATGTGAATCTTCAGACATAAGTTTACCACCAACGGCAAGATCATTAAATGCCTGGCCATCTTCCCAAAGAATATTTCCTCCAGTAATAAGAAGACCTCTTTCTATTATGAAAGTGGCTCCATCTTCAGCAATAAGATTATCATATTCATCTGTAATACAACCAACTTCCATTTCAATATTGTAACCATCCTCTTGTACTAAATGAGATACGGCATAATCATAATTAGGTGGTTGTAAATTATCTTCTAATAGTATTTGAGTTCCAGTTGGAGTTCCACTTTCCACAGTTGCAGAAGAACCATCCAGAATGATTTGACTCTCTGGGGTATAACCATTTTCAAAAATAATTTGATTATCCCTATTTCCAAGAGTTGTTGTAGATGTCTTCAATCTTCTTGAAACTTCCTCAGCAAAAATTGTTTCTAGAACAGAAGCAAGTTCTGGAGTAAATGTACTCGTACCAGCAAATCCAGAAACACCCGCTCCTGTTGATGTTATAGCTGCCGATACAAAACTGGCTAAAGAAACTTTACCGAAAGGCATAAATCCAGCTGGGTGAACAGCTTTCTTCAATTCATTAATATAGGTAGCGGTTGATTGACCAACAGATACTTCATAAGAAAAATCTTGATAGAAAAATGAATCTTGAATACGAATTAAATCTTCGTTTATTAAACTTTTAACAGAACGATAAGAACCAACGTCTGTGGCTGTAGTTGCAACTGTGGTTGAGGCAACACCAATATTTTCTTTGACAATTGTTCCAGTTGCTCCGCCAGAATCAGTTATAGTTACATTATTACCACTAAAATCTATACCATCTTCATTGATAATATTTTCACCAGCGTTAAGACTTTGGTTGTCTGTTCCGTTTAAAACAATTTCGGTATTACTATTAGTTTCATCATCTAGTAAAAATCCATCCCTGTCTTCTAATATTAATGTATGACCAAACTCTTCACCGTGTAGTAGACTTCCATCTTCTTGAACAATTCTAAATGAGCCTTCATGAATTTCTAAATAGTTATCAAGTAAAAGTTTATCTTCCACACCTTGAACAAAATTTACTATACTTTCTTCAAGTGCGAATGGTGTTCCTCTACCTTGATCACCAAGTCCTCTTTTACCAATTGAATCTTCTTGTTCTAGAACACCACCAAGAACACTTCCAGCTGATTCGAGAATAATTAAATCACCTTCATCTGCTGCAGTATCAAGAACAATTTTATCTATCTCAAAAATTTCAGTTTCTTCTGTAACTAAAACGCCTGTTTCATTTCCGCCAACAATTGTTCCTGTTTCTAATAGTAGCTGAAAATCATTACTACTAAATCCATCAGTTAATATGTTTGCACCACTATTAAGAACAGAGGTTTGAGGAGAAGGAGTAATTGCTTTATTCCCCATCCCAGCATTTTGTGGAGATAAGTAATTTAGTGTTGGAGCTCCTGCTGGAACTACAATTTGAAAAAATGAACCTTTTGTTCCTACTGGAGTAACAGCTGCAATTGATTGAGTTACACCAGTTGTAAATAATGAACCACCATCTGGTAAAGTAGATAAACCAAAATTAAAAGATTTAGCTGGGTCTACATTGTAAAGAGAAGGATCAGATGTATCAAAAATAAATGTATTGGTTTCTTTCAAACTTATAACAGGAGCAATTTCTTCATTAATAGTAAATTGGTATATAGGAATATCAGCATTAGCATCTGGAGTATATGCTTTTACTTTAAATGTAAAAGTTCTTACTGGCTCTGATACTATTTCTGTTCCATCAAGAACTATATTATCACCACCAACAAAAAACTGAGTATCTTGTAGTATAATATTGGAAGTAAGAGCATCACCAGCTGGTTCTTCTAACTGAATACCCTCATTAAATGTTCCATCTTGTTCGTGGTCTAATCTTATTACGTTTTCAAAAGCTGTAGTTAAAAGTTTTGTATCAGCATCCCAGGCTTTAACTGTTCCAGTATGAGTAGTTAAAGTGTTTGAAACTCCAAATGCTCCAGATACATTTTTAAGAATAAAGTGGGCTCGCATTGTAGCAGTTGGGGAGTTATTTACATCATAACTAAATCCACCATCATTAACTTTTAAAGATAACGCTTTACCTATAGAATCAGTTAAAGAAGTAAGTATACCACTAGTACCAAATTTGGTTGTGATTGCTATAGTAGGTAATGTTGTATAACCATTACCAGGGCTCTCAACAAATATTTTTCTAATTGAACCAACTTCACCAGCAGGAAGAGATGCTTCTTCTAATACTATTTGATCTGTAGCAGTTCCATACCTATCTATGACTTCTATTTCATTGTTCGATACTATTTTAAAACCAGCATTGGTACTACTGGAATCTGTTCCATTTAAAAGTATAGAATCTTTTTCACTACCAAATATAACAATAGATTTCCCAGTGGCTGGAGCAGCTGCAAGTGTGACAGTAGAACCACTCCGTGTAAATTTAAAAGAACCATTTACAATGTTCTGTTGAACATCGTCAACAAAAACTGTGATACTGTCGGCATCTGCTATTGAAGTTAAAGTAAATACTTTAAGTACACCATTACCAATAAATTTTTCTACTATTTGTTCTTCAAGTTGAACATTAAATAACTCAGCTGTAATTCTAGAAGCTTCTTCTAATTGGATACCTTCTGTAGTGCTATTTTCTAATTGAACACCACCACCAACCATGCTTACAAAACCAGAGGCAGATTTTACATTAGCATCTGTACTAGTAAATACTAATGGATCAAAAAGTTGGTAGTTAACACCAACGGTATCTACCTCAACTGCATCAACACCTCCTGTGGAAACCCCATCAACTCTTACATCACCAAAGTTGTTACCCAAAGATTCTAAATCAACAACCTCGTTGTTCGTGTTTAATGCACCAGCTTTTGAAATGTCTCCTGTAGATACAATAGCTTTAACAACAAACTTTGCTTGTACATCACTTTTTGTAGAGATGGCAGTAATATCTTCTCCATTTAAAAATGTTCCGACTATATTATCAATTTCTAATTCAATAACAGAAGTTGACTCTTGTTGGAAAGCAATAGTATCAACAACAACAGCTGTTGCTAGTGATGTCGAACCTGTAATCAATTGATTTCTAACTTCATCAGCTGCAACCCCAGCAGATTCAACTCTCATAATAGTTTTTTGTCTCCACTCACCATCTGATACACGAAGCATATTTTTGGTTGGGTAAAAAATTTCAGCTTCTTCATCAAGTAACAATCTCATAAAAAGTTTATGACCTTCTGATGTTCCCTTTGAAGTATATAAGTCTTTAATATTTTTTATTAAATTTTGTTTAGATACACCTGTAGCTAATGTTTGAGGAATTGCTTCCATAAATGAATCACGAAATTTATCTAAGAAATCAAAGATAGTGTTGTCAACATTAGCATAATCTAATAACTGTTGAATAGTCTGAACAGGGTTAGACCTAACCTTTGTAAGAACACCTGTGGCTGTAGATGTTAATCCAATAATTGATTCACCAGTAATAAAATCTTGGTTGGATGAAGTATAAAGTATACCGTTACGAACATCTTCAACTAAAACTTCAGCTGTTGCGTTAGATAAACTACCTTTAATAGTTTCTCCAGCTTCATATTGGCCTAGAGTTCCAGAACCTTTTTCTGCAAGTATTCTATCGCCATCATCTTCAGATAAAATATAAGATATAGTTTCTGTTTCATATTTTATATAATCAGCTTCAGCGGTAAGTTGCATCTTCGATGCTTCTAAAAACTTAAAATAATCTCTAACAAAATCCACAAAGATAGGATGATCTGCTTGTACAAAGTCTGGTACTTGACCTTCAATTAAAGGAGAAATTTTAGTTATAAATTTTGAACTTAGTTCACTCATTCTTTAATACGCCGAAGTTGTAGTAGTTGATGATGTAGTGTTTATAGTTGTAGTAGCACTTGTGCCTGTGGTGTTGGTTGTATAACCTAACCCTGTAATGGCAGCGGAATCAACTGATCCCAATATAACTGTATTAACTAAATCTATTTCCAACACTTGATTTCTAACAGGAACAATATCCTGTGAAGCTGGTTTTACTGTTATCCTAATACTATCTGAAACTACATTATCAACATTCTCAACCGCGGTTATGTTTATTGAGTTTATAGAAATCTTTCCTTCACTATAAGTTATTACTCCTGCTGTGGAATTGATGTATGTTCTTATAGCACCTGTAAGATAATATGTTCGTAAATTTCCTTTACCGTCATCATCAAAATAAACTACTTGCGTAGAATTACCATTAATCTTAAATCCTGTTGATGCAACGATACCACCAGTCGCTCCAAGGTGACCATCATGAGGATTACTTAATGGATTACTGTATGAAATTGTATAAGATATAATTGTACCTAGTTGTGGTTTAAGCTTCTTTGACAAAACAACACTTGTTGTATTATTTAAAATAGATGGATTAACATCATCAAGTAACCCTTGTACATAAGATGATCTATATGGTTTATTAAAAGATTTTAATTCATCATCATTGAATGTAGTTAATCTTGACAGAACGGCAGCTTCCAAATCTGGTTTAGTACCAGCCAAAGTCGTTGAGTCATACATAAATGTACAATTTAAAATTAAGCTTAATGTTTCTGGATCAACAATAACAGGTGTAATTGATGCAACAGTAAATGGACTAAATGAAGTAACAAGAGATGACTTTTGCGCTGCTGTTAAATTCTGTCCAGTATTTGTTTTTATCGATATAAAAACTTTACCAAACTGGGGAGTAGACACGACACCTAAGCTTGTATCATAACTTCCATCTTCTCCACCCCACACGGATACGGATTGAGTATTTGCAAATAATTTTTTAGCAAACACTTGATAATCAGACCGTGTTACACAACGACCTTGAGCTGCATAGTCAAGAGGAGCAGATAACTTAATTGAATCTAATGTTTCTGGTTCTGAACCACCAGATGCAGCTGCTACTAATGTAAGAGTTATTCCTGTAACACCATCTATTGAAGCTGGAGCAGTAAATAGGTTTGCGCCATTGGCTGCAGTTTTATTTGTAACAACATATTTTAATATAATAATATTACCGTCTTGAACTTTTTTACTTACAACACCATCACCAAAATAAATTTCAAACTTACCTTGTTCAATTTCTTGTAAAAAATATACTGTTGCGTTTTTAGTTAACTGTGATATGTCTGTAGCTTTAGTATAGGTAACAAGAATAGTATCTGATGCGGAATTTTGTACTTGAACAGTTATCGTACTTGTATCTGCTCGGTTATCTGTTAATAGAAATCTTTGATCTGGATTAGAATTGTCTACAGTATATCTAGTAGTAACATACGATCCTTCATAAATTTCAACTTCATCAAATGTAATAGAGTTACCAGCATTAGCTGCTGAATATGAACTTGCTGTTACAAACTGGTAATTTGTTCCGTCTACTGTAGTAGTAAACTTAGTGCCTGCTGGCATTACCTTAGTCGCATCCGTTGTAGATAGTGAGGTACTAATCTTTGCCATCGGGGCTCCACAAGAAGATACTTCATAACCTAAAGTTTTTGCATGAGATACAATACTTGATCTTAAAGCTGCGCTATCTAGAAACATTTCATTTGCAAGCATGTTTGCATTAAAACCTAAGTAGTGTGTATTGTATGCAAGTGTATCAAGAAGAACACTCATACCAGAACCTTCAAAGTCATAATCTTTAAATTGGTTTTGATTTTTTAAGAAAACTTTTAGATTATCTTTTATTTCATCAAAGTCTAATTCTGTTACATCTACTTTTTGATTTATCATTAGCGTAATCTCTCTAATAGTATGCTGAGTTCTACCAGCTCTGTCGGGGCATTAACCACATAAAATTCTATGGTAATATCATATGCATTACGATCTAAGTCTGGAATAGCTTTTACACCAACCAACCTTGCCCTAGGTTCAAAGTTATTAATAACATCCTCTACTTGACGAGCTAAAATTTGAGCTGTGAGAGGTGTCATATTTTCAAATAACATTCCCCTAATTCCAGATGCAATCTCTGGGTGAAAAGGTTTTTCATAATAATCTAACAAACACAAATTACGAATAGAACGCTTAACCGCTTGTATGTTACTAATCTTATTTATATCAGAATCAGAACTTCTCTTTTGAAAAAAGAGGTCTAAATCTGAATATGTTCCTGGGCCTGCTGGGTCACGCGAACTATTATTATTTAATGAACCATCATACCCAGCATTTCTAGCTGTTGCCATGTTATACTCCTACACTCTTATTTATACAGCGTTGGCCAACTAACCACCAGCAAATACGTTAGGACTGCCAGAACCTACTACAGTACAAGAAGATACTGCATCTCCTATTCTTCCACATCCCTTTCTATTAATAAAAACTTTTGTAGACCCTGTTGTAATAGGAGCGGTATGAGCCACACATACAGCAGCAGGTAGAAGATGAGATGTATTAAGATCACCTTGTCTAGATACACCAATTGTGTTAACTTTAACATTATCACTTCTTCCATCTCTACTCGGAGTGCTACAATGTACTACATCTACATCCGTACCATCTCCTCTACAAACTGCTGGCATTTGCTTTCTCCACTTCTATTAATTTTGCTAACTTGAACGGCCACAAGGAAATCTCCCTGTGTTCTTCTTCTGTGTGTCCATCACCTTCTACATGATGCGCAGCTGTAGGATTGTGGTAGTGATTATCTACTTGAGTATCCGAGGCTGTCTCTAATACTAGATGATTTTCTAATCCATCTCCAAAATTTTCTGGTACTAATTTAGTGAATCCTGTTACTGATCCTTCATCTACGGTAATAGTAATTGTAGTATCCGTAAACTCTGAATTACTAAAAGTAAATGTATCATCAACTACTGTAAAATCTGTTCCACTAGCAACAGTAAAAACTGTTCTTATTGTAGTTCCTGCTGAGTTTATAAGTTTTAAGTTTTCTAGATCAACAGTTGCAGCAGTTGCACCAAATAAAGATTGTAAAACATTAACAGAAGATGATAAAATAGTAAGTGTCGTTGCACCTGTAGTTGTAGTAGTTGGTTGTGTCTCTAGAACTATTTCATTTGAAGCAATGAGTGTACCTAAGTCAGGCAAAAATTTAATTACATGTTTTAATGTGCCAAGATTTATATCCTCGTACTCAGTATACGTTGTCAATTTTAAATCGTTGTCCATGATAATAAATTCATGTGCCATAGCTAGACTCTACAAATGTTTATTTAAATTAATGATTGGAGCCTGTTCGTCAATCTCCGCTGTTGCATATTGTTTTTGTGTACCTGTAATGTTTGTTGTTTGATTTGCTTTGTATGTTTCCGATACTTCTCCAGTAACAGTTTCAGTCTTTACATCTTCATATGTCTCTGTAACCGAACCTGTAACGGTTTGTGTCATTTTGCCTTTAACAACTTCCGTTAAATCACCATCCACTTGTATATTCCAATCACCCTTAATATATGTTTTACAATTAGCATCAATTGTAAGATTAACATCTCCTTTAATGTTAATAAAATTAGTACCAGCTATAACCTCATAATTGTTTCCGATAATTCTTGTATGTTTATTTCCATCTGCATCTATTTCATAGAATGTTCCTGTTTTATGGTATTCAGATATTCTTTCTGATCCTACTGTATCATCGTATTCTCTTATGTGGCCTGACTCTGTTTCGTATACATGGTTGTGTGGATAAGATGCGTTGTATCGTTTATTATTATTTTTTGTAAGATCAGTTGTTTTAGGTTCATTCCAAGTATCAGTTGAGTTAGCTAAAGGAACTTCTTTTATCGCTGCATCATCTTTACTTTTAATCATACTATGAGATGCATTACGAGCTAAACGGTTTGTATCTGATTCCCCAACTGTATGTCCAGATGATCTGGAAAATACTCCATCCTTATCATCCACACCATTTACAAATCCCCCTAGAGGATATGGCCCATAGCCTGGATTACTAGTTTTTCCGTCAGCATCTTCAGCTGCATATCGTTTCTTACCAGCAGGGTCAACTTGAGTTGAGAGTTTATGACGAGGATCATTAAATCCTTTTTGAAAATTAGCAGGACTACGAGGGATGCCAGGTAATGTACCCATAATAATAGGAAGTTGATTTGTTTCTGCATCTCTAAAGAAACCTACAACCCAACTACCTTCAACTAAAAAAGATGGAGTAGTTCCCATACCATGCATAGCTGGATCGGTAACTGGATGCATAACATGAGCCCAGGGTAAGTTTTCTGTGGGAATTTTGTCAAGAGCGTCCGTATGAAATCCTAGACAACGAACTTTAACACGGCCAAGTTGTTGTGGATCATTACGGTCTTCTACAACACCAGTAAACCAGACGAAACCGTCCAGCCCCATATAATCGAGTACAGCCATATATTAATCTCCTTACAGTTATTTATAAGGATTGGCAGAGGATGAAGGAGTCGAACCCTCGCTTACTGGGTTGGAGCCAGTTGTGCTACCATAACACCTATCCCCTTTATATTACCATTGACCGATTTCTTTATTATTTAGTTTTGAAGTTGTAGTTACATTAGGTCTAAACGATATGTTACCAGCCAAGATAATGCGTTTTTCTTTTTCATTTGAAACTGGAACGTAGTGACGTAACCAGCCAGGAAATACAATCATCTCTCCAACTTCTGGTTCATAACTCATCTTCGCTTCTGGAAAAATAAGACACGCACTTTCATCAGAACATTTTGCATAGTACACCCATGCCCATAAGTATGGCCAATGATTATGTTCTTTGGTTGAGTCACCTTCTTTATATATTACTCCCCAACATTCATCGGTGTGTAATGTCATATTACTATTAGCCTTTGCAGACATCGAACTTGCAATATCGATTGCATAGTCAGCTATAAATTTTACTTGTTCACTTTCCTTATGAAGATACCATGAAGACATTCCGCCAGTCACGTTACTAGCTAGTTTCCTTAGTTCGGTTTTTGCAAAGTCTTTTATATGAGTTTCAATTACTTCACAAAGAACATCTTGATTAGGGTATGTATCATATATATCTTGACTAGGACGATCTGGCTCTGGCTCGACTCTATGATTCAATCCACCCATATTCTTTGGCCGTCCTGTAAAGTTTGGAATCTTACAGGTAACGATAGGTTGAGAAGTAGCTATGTCGAGCTTCTCCATATTAAATTTTGATGATCTTCCTATATCTTTAAGTGTACTCATAATGTATTCACCTTTCTAAACATTGTTAAGCTGCCTTGACGCGACTTATGAGGTTCGACTATATCCATACGAAACGCTGAACCTGTAGCGTTATTTAGTATTGCACTCATGTTGTCGTTTGGTTGTCCTTTAAAATAAGTAAAGTGAAAGATTACATACTCAGAACAGATATCCCAATACTCTTTCATAAACTCTTCGTATTCAGGCGGGCCACCACAATCAAACCATACAAAGTCAAACTTACCATACTTTCTTTTCAGTCCTTCTGCCCGTCCTTGAAACTTCCCTCTTACCACTTCGACTCTCTTTGAGGTTTTTTCGAGCTGCGAAACGGCTGCGACGCTCTCTGACATGTCGAGGGAATAATCGTCTATGATCACCATTCTAGGATCATATGTTTTCTCGAAATAGCTTGGATCACAATTTCCATCAAAATGAATCGCATCATTCTTAGCTAATCCCTCTACAAGAAACGGTGTCGTATACCCTATACCAACTTCTAGTATCCTTGTAGGACGAGAGAGTGCCATAAGGGATTGAAGGAACGGCCCAACATTCTCTGTGCCATATCCTTTACGATACCATTCTTCATGAGGCCGTGTAATCTTCTCCCCTTGTACAACATCAAATTCCAATTTATATCTCCATGATCATTAACACTATTCCCACGATAGCGAAAGAGTAACAAAGAACAACATACCACAAATAATGATTCATCGGCGTTTGCCTGTGGAAGGGTCTGAAGCTTCTCTGGATGATAAGACAACTAACCCACCCTTATTATACGCTTGACCAAGAACATAATTCCCAGAGGCTACATTGGGGGTCTTCTTCAGACATGCATCCCAACCATAAGCTTTGATGTTCTTGCCTGCATCTTCGATCTGTCTCAGAGTACGACCACATCCAATACATATACCATGCTTGATTTCACATACACCGATACATGGGGATACTTGTTTATAAGGTCGCTCAGGTTTAGGGGGTGGGGGCTTATCTTGTGCGACATACCCTACACTCTTTAGAAACTTTGCATGTTGATGTTCTGCCTCAATCATCTTAGCGGTCTTCTTTCTTTTCTTTCTCTTTCGTGTATTGTTGTTGTTCCAATACGCAGGAAGTAAATGCATACCACCCATTAGCTTATCACTCTCATATTTATCCTTCATAATATATTTCTAGGGAAGTTAAATCAAATACTTCTCAGTTTTAGGGGCCGGCCATTATTTCTTTCTAGGTTCATATTGCATTTATAGATTGCATAAGCCCCGCCAGTCTAAAGGCCCCTATATTTCTAAAAGGCATATTCAGAGAGAACCTTACCCTACATCACACGGCACCTCGATTGAGGAACTTTTACTGCCGACCATCCATCCTTAAAGAACTAGGGCTCTCTCTGATTATAAGTAAGTATACCATACCATGAGCAGCTTGTCAACGCCTATTTAGCATCCATCTTCATTATCTTCAAAGAAATCCAGCTGATCTTTGCCTAAGCCTGATCTCTCCAGTATAGCTCCATAGCTATCTCTCACAATGTTAGGCCTAAACTCTTCCCATGTATCCTTATACCCAACGAACTGTTTGATTGTCTCAGTTATAGCTTCATCACATCGATTGAACCTCTCTGTATATACTACGCGTAGTGCCCGCCCATACTCATTGTCTGGTAAATCTCCCAGTATGTCTTGGCACTTATAGAAAGACTCCTCCATCTGGTCTAATACCTCTACGTTACTACTCATACTTACTCCTATGCTCTTATTCTCTGTGTTACAATAGCTATTATACCAGGCTTAGCTGGGCTTGTCAACGCTTATCTGAGCTATTCTGGTATTTTCTTTATAATTAGTTGATATGACTAGGAGAAATGCCGATGCCTGTCAAACTTTAAGCACAACTACTCTACGTTTTTATTAGCCTTTATAGCTTCTCTCCGATATATGTGCCTTCTGAGCATACAGCCTGCTTAGCACCTCTTATACCCCCTCTGAATACGGTCTTAGCACCTCTAATTCGGCATCCCCATCATCGTCTTCGGATTAATTCTTTGTATGTAGAAGTGTGTTCACCTTATTCATTACCCATTGTTCTCTTAATGGTAAATGTGATCCTCCAGCTCCTGTCCATCCTTTAAACTCTTTATCGTAGAACCCTATGTCAGCTGGGTGTTCTATCTGTAGCACGACTAGCTCATCTGCCCATTGTTGCCATTTATGATCACTCACTATATTATCATCTAGCTCATAGTAAATATATGAATGAACTAGCATTTGTGATCGTCTTTGTCTTATACGTTCTTGGATTGTTTGTTTCATATCGGAAAAGATGGAACTAGTATGTTTGAATCACTTATGGAACTATCGCGTCTGCACTCGGTGGTGTTAGTACACTCATCTAAAATTATTTTAGACATCCTATTCAATTTACTAGTCTCCTATCGTTTCGTTTGTGATTAGCTTACTTGTATTGCAACATATATTAATGTGCCAAGTATACTAAAATTAATTATCATATTAATGTAATGTGGATTTGAGTTCATATTACCCCTCCAACCAGAATTTTAGCAAGTTGATATCTGGTTTTTTTCCAAATACCTTTATACATGGGTTACCCCCGCCAGGGCCTTCTGGTATGAAGTCGACTAATTTTAAATCGAAATCCTTTAGCATTTTGAGAAAGTCTCCTGTTGGGCAATCCCAAGATAGGTCAAATTCATAGTTCATATTATATTTCCTCTTAAATTTTTGATTATGTCTTATTGTAACAGGCATTAATGCATATGTCAACGCATTTATTCATTCTTTTTCGGAAAGAGTTGTTTGCCAAGTCCGCACTAAGAATTTACACCTTTTTTGTCTAAATAGTCATGTAAGAAAAATCATTTAATTACATTTCAAGGAGAAATAAGATGAGTGCTATAAGCACGGCCGTATGGCAAAATACATGTAAAGTATGCGATAAAATACACAAAGTTTTACACAACACCCTAGTTGATTTTCAAAGAGGCAGACAACTATCTGCGAACCGTGAAATAATGGTACAACTACCACACATTAGACATTTATCTAGAGACTTGGATTTACCATTTCATCTTGATAAAATGAATGATTCAACAAATAAAATGTATGACGCTAAACTTATAAAATAGAACCCTTATAAATACTCATAAGCATTTACTAATTATTTGGAGATAATCTTATGAGTATATACTGGCCTAGAATCGTACCTGGCGATAAATCAACAACCTATGATAACATCGCTGCATTTAAAGAAGCCTATTCCAGCAAGATAACTGAAATTGCGGCATGTACCGACACTCTTTCAGATGTTACCGCTACATCCTATGTCCTATCAGCCGATAAGAAATTTGCATGGTATCTAATGCAGTTTGCAAATAATGATGATAAGAAGGCTGCAAAAGATAGTTGGTATGATTTTGATTGGTCTGTTCACCATTCCGAAGCAAATGCAATTGCAGTTGCCGTTCCAACATACTCTGATACAGAAAGTTGGGAAGGTGGTAAGTGGGTTTTAACTAGCAATGCTTACTGGAAAGAATTGAAAGATACCTGTGGACTAACCCAGGCAGAGATTTCAGCTCGGAGTCATCTTTAACTACCAAAAAACAAAAGATAGACACAAAGTGGTCAACCGTTAGATATTATTAGCGGTTGGATCACCTCTTAGCTCTTGTACCTTAAATCTAACTTCCTCTTTCAGAAGATTTCTAACTGTTTCATCCTTATACCGTGTGTTCTTCATATCGGCTGCACATGAGCATCTATTCTTACTGCATATAACAAATTCATTTGGTAAATCCCATACTTCATCATCGATATGACCTATGACACCGCCAACCTTACATACACCTCTTGTAATATTTCCATCTACCCATATTTGTAAACCTTCTAACCCCACACCACATGACCAACCTTTGTAATTGTCCTCCTCGCGTTTAATTATATCATTTGACCACATTTGTTGAGGCCCAGAGTCATAGTCCTCATACACAAATATGTCTGGCTTATGATGTGCAACTCCAGTTTCCTCATCAACTAATACCGTATGCTCTTTTGTCTCAAGCCATCTAATTTGCTCTTTTGTATAGTATGGAGAATATTTACGATTGTCTGAATCCCATGTTGATTTGGGTCTTATGCGTTTGAGATGGAAATTGACATTGTTCTCTTCACAAAACTCTACCAATTTTACTGCCCTATCCCAATATTCTGGCTCCATCATAAGATTGAGAGAAATCTTCTTTCGTGGGCTAGCAGCCAGTATGGCCATAAACTTTTCGTCCTGTAAATACTGAAAATGGCTGCTATATTGCACTTTGTTCACATATTGTAATAGCTCTAGGTAATAAGACTTCGTTCTACTGCCATTCGTGTTCAACCCCAGAGTCGCAACTCTATCTGGATACTCCTCTTTTAACCATTTACAAAAGTCTAGGAATTTAGGATTTACTGTTGGTTCACCGCCTGTAAACCATATGCGTATCTTCTTCCATTCTGCTACATTGTTATTCAGTCTATGGAATATCTCTTTTAGGTTATCAAGACTACGATGTTTACTAGTCATGTCATGTAAATTGTCTGGGCAATAGACACAATCATAGTTACATCTCTTGCCCATGTTCCAATGAACCCAGAACAAGTTTTGTAATCTATTACTCTGTATTGCTAGTGCTGTCAATTAATCCCTCAATTGATCATAGAACTGCATTATGTCTATTTCTTTTTCCACTTTAAGTTTTCTTACATTGAACTTGGCAACACCAACTGACGCAAGGACATCTCCTGCCTTAAATGAAACCATGTATAGTTTCCAATGAGGATTTGCTCCCATCATATTCCATTCTCTTAATACCCAATCTATAGGCGCAACAGCTATGCCAGGATTAACATCTTTACCCTTACCTCTTGCCGACATGTGGAGTTGGGTGAGGGGTTGGACATCTGGCCGATGGGCCCCCGGCGCAATATCCGCATGATGACGCTCTGTAAGTGCTTTAAATCCAGCATCTTGCTTCTCTGCATCAGCAATTTCCCCCACAACATAGGTAAGCTTTGAGTGATATATTCCTGTTGAAGTATTGTTCGTGAGCTTCCATGAATAACATATAGTGTCTGGCTCCATTAATTGGAATTGAACTGTAGGATCACGAAACCAGGCTGGTATGGTCGCATTACTTAAATCCATACCTCTACCACCTATACCCTTTATCCATGCATTTGTAAAGTTTGCTTGTTGGCACCTTGCATTTCTAAAATTTGAACCTCTTAAATCTGTATTAGTGAAATCAGTCTTTCTACAATTGGTATCTGTGAAATTACATCGATGCATATTGTTGTTTGAGAAATTTCCATCTTGCATCCTAGCTCCAACAAAACTAGACTCTCTTGTATTTACATTCTGGAATGTAGCACCTCTTAGGTCTGCATCTGTAAAATTACTACCTCGTAGGTAACAGTCTATAAATGTAGCATTTTGTAAGTTTGCACCTACAAAAGAATACCTATCAAACGATTTATTCTCATACAAAATTCCTTCTAAGCTTTCATAATCAAAATTCATTTTTGCATTTGTAATTTTAAATACCATTACTTATTCTCCCATTGTTCACACATTGACCTTAATACGACACCAACCATACCCTCATAACACTCATCACTTTCAGAATATGTATACATTTCATCAATCTGTTCTTGTGTGAGATCATCGATATCTTCAACAGCAAACTGTTCGCATACATCTGTATAAGCCCAATCATAACATAGACTTTCTATTTGGTCTTGCAACTTATGTTGCTTTCTTACTTCAAATGACATAATATCTCCTTTATATTTTTTTCCATTTAACATAATATCTGGTGACAGCTGTTCCTTTATTGGAAAGCAGCGGATAATTACCACCAGCCTCTTCCTTAAAATTCATCAATTCAAATCCATACTTATCAACGAAATATTTATTGTACTTTAAATCCCAAGGAAAAGAAGTTAAATCCTTCTCTGCCTCTGGTAGATTATGACTAGCATTTCTTTCTGCAAAAACATTTTTAAAGTTAGGATCATCACCCTTTGACTGACGCCAAAAAATAGTATCACCACTTTTAGTTATTTCACTTAAATGTTTTATTTGTGATTCTACATAAGTTTCATCATAAAAATTTAAACTCCCTAATGCTAAAAAGACATCAAAACTTTTGTGTGGTATGTAATCTTCAAATCTTACCATCTCATCTGCTTCTTTATTATATGGGTCTATGCCATATAAATTTTTACAGTATGGTTTAAATAAATTCCACCCACAGCCTATATCTAATATATGAGCATCATTATCAAACTCTTCTAATAATTTCCACCCACTATAGGTATACTTGTCATAATTTGGAGCTTGAGGTTGGACAAATGGCATTTACATTTTTTTCCAACCCATAGGTTCTACTTTAAATTTTTCATCACCTACTATAACCATATCTCCATTCATAGTAGACCTTGCATATGATCCTTCAAACAACTTGGTAATTTCCTTGTTGTTCCACCAAGCATCATCTATACTATTAGTCAACATAAATGCTTGCTCTAACTTTTCGCTAGTGGTTAATGTAGCATCGACCTTAACTTCTGCAACAGCAACAGCATCTTTCTCCATAGTCATGTAAGAAAAATCATTATGAATAACAACAACCTTTTCTTTGTACAAGGTATCTAATAACGCATCTATTTTTGTCATGACACTCCTATCTCGGTGGTTTCTATAGCCACGACATCTTCGACACCAAAATCTGAATGTTTAGCATACATATCAAACTCAAACATGGCTTTGTTAACAGACTCTTTTTCTGTTAATCCCCATTGAGTACCCATAGGAGCTTTATCGTTATTTGTAGTTTTAACAAATATAGTTGTTTGAAAAGATTTTTCCATTAAGCAGCCTCCAACATTGCAAGTGGTACATTATAAAGTTTGTTGTTCATCTTTACAAGTGCATTTTTAACTTTAACCTTAGTAACAACACCAGGCGTCTTCTTAGTCTTTTG